TCTCTCAGGCTAAGAATGCCCTTACTAAAAGGGACTTGAATCTTGCCGAACAGTCGATAAATCAATATAAACCACTTAACCCAGGATAAGCGGGTTACCACCATTCATAATCTGATAAATGCATTTGCCACGGCCCTATTGTTGGAGGGTAATGGTATTCACGTTTCATCACAAGTAGATTCAGCAGTTCTTCACGAGATGGAAAATTTGAATGCTCGATTCTATAGTTGATCTTTCGCAAATATTTGGAGTCTTCTTCTAACCAGCGAGGCATATTGGCAGTAAGATAATTAGCCCCAACGATACGGGCAGACACTTCATAAGTTTCATCATAAACAAATTTGAGATAATAGTAGGCCATAGGATCAACACCAATAGTATCGTATGCAAGACCGATCAAACGAGAAAGGTTAATATAAACTGGTGCTCCACGATCACGAGGAACACCTGCACGCCATTGATATTGAGGAAAAGGTCTCCATGGTACGACACTACAAACTTTAGGATTGTGCATCTGAAGATTAAACTGATCAGCACGAATGAAATGTCGCTTCAAATAAGATGGACCTGTATAAACATGATTTATTACTTCATTATTGCGCACAGTGAGGTATGTTAGAACAGATGTAAACTCCTCACAATTCTTCATCTGGATCGAATGAGAACTGGACAAATAATTTGCAAATCCATAGACATTTACATGATCCCTCAACAACTTAGGATAGATCTTAAGAAAATCATCGCCATACACCCACATTCCTATAATTCGACAAACCAAATAGTCCCAAATCTTTCTTCTAGTCAAAACATCGACTTGAGACATAACATTAAATATGTATGACAGCCAATAAACAACACCAACGATCCAAGAATCACCATGAGACGTCTCAAGAGAACCAGAAGGCATAACTCCAATTAAGAGGACAAAATCACGAATCCAACGAACTGTTTTCCCTGCTAACTGCTCAGCACATCCTTCCAATATGTACTGAAACATCCTATAACTTGGATCCGCATCGTTACGCTGTATCCAAATTTGAGCAAACATCAAGTACAACATTAGAGGAATCGCTGTTATTGATGTGTCTAACGATTTAATATCCCCTGCACCAACGAGCATCTCACCTGCACTAACCCAT